TCAAGCCTCGCGCTTTGCGGGCTCCCACAGCACGAGCACCGGGTAAGCCAGATCGTCGACCTCGAGCCCTTCCGTGTAGCCGGTCGCGAGCCAGGGTGCCGGTCCGCCCGCGTTCTCGGCGACGGTAGCGTTCGCGTCCCGGATGACCGCGCGCCCGGGGAGCGTCTCGACTTCAGCGGGCGTGTGTAGTTCGCGCACTACGCCTCGTCATGGTCGACCGGGGCGGGGCTGGTCGAGCGCCTGAACCTCCAGCGCTGCCGGATGATGTTGATCGCCGCGACAATGACGATGAGGCACGATACGGCGGCGATACTGACGCGGATCCCGGTCCATCCTTCCGAGCTCCCAGAGATTCCCATCGCGGTCGCCGTGCACGCTGAGCCAGCGAGCGCGAGCCACAGTGCTCCGTCCTCGCCCCAACGAGTCGCCATGAATCCACTCTAGAGTGTCGTCGAGGTCGGGCCATGGGTGAAGTCTGCGCCGAACTAGTGACATCGCGTTGATGGGCGCTGCAATCCTGAGGCCATGGAGACGTACAGCGTCAGCACGTCGTGCCCCGAGTGCGGGGCACAGTCCGAGGGCATCGTGAAGCACCTGCCGGTGAACGGCGGCGCGGTGCACAAGGCTGAGATTCGTTGCCGCGAAGGGCATCGAGCGAGCGGGAAGCTGGCCCTCGGCATCCTCGAGCGATGCCCTGGATGTAACGGTCGGCTCCTGCGGGCATGACGAAGGCCCCGCCGTCGCAGCGGTGGGGGCCTTCGTGTGTCGCTATGACTGAATCATCTTTTCATGCAGGCGCTGTCGGGGAGCCGCGGCGTCGCGCGCGAACAGCGCGAATGTGGCGGGCGTGGAGGTGGGCAGCCCTAGAGCTTCTGGGGGTGAAATCGCTCGTGAGCCGGATCACAACCTCGACGGCCGTGGCCGCTCTGACCTGGACGAGCGCACGTTTCGGCGCGTTCACCGGAACTGGACAACCGTCCAGAAAGTGATAGGCATGGAAGCGCAACCACCAGAGACGTGATCTGCCCGGCCTACTTCTTGGCGGATGCGAGCCGGGCAGATCCTTCCCGTCAAGGAAGGACCCAACTGTCCCATGCGTATCGCATCGGGGGCAACGCTCGGCGCTGCCCTGATCTTGGCTCTGTCCGCTGCCCCGGCCGCCGCTGGCGGCTCCGACGACCCGGTCCCGTATCGCGTCGAGCCTGACGGGCTCTACCTCCCCGTCCCCGATGCGTTCCCCGACGGTGGGCACGTGAACATCCGCTACACCGTCGGTGGGCAGGAGCGCTCTGCGGGTGTGCACTTCGAGTCGCTCAACAACCAGCCGTCGGGCAAGTTCGTCGGCTCATCCTTCCTGCCGTGGTCGTACCTCATCGACGCGCCTGACTACTGCATCACCTGGGTCCAGGTGGGGCAGTACAACGAGCACTTCGGTGAGGGGGGCCAGGACCCCGTGTGCACCACGGAGCCTGCAACGCCCACCGAGCCGAGCGAGCCGTCTGAGCCTGTAGAGCCCACGCCGCCGACGGAGCCGACGGAGCCGACGCCGCCGACGGAGCCGACCGAGCCCAGCGAGCCCGTGGAGCCGGCCCAGCCTACCGAGCCGAGCCGACCCAGTGAACCGGTCGTGCCGGTGCAGCCGGAGAATCCCTCCGACCCTGGCGCTCCGACCACGACCCCGGTCGTGGAAGCGCCCCAGGCATCAAAGCCGCTGAAGGCCGAGTCGCAGACGCGTGGCGAGCTCGCACAGACCGGCTCTGGCCCGTGGGCCTTGTGGGCAGCAGCTGGGACTCTTGCAGTCGGTGGCGCACTCCTCGGCGCACGCCGTCTCCTGCGACACAACGCCTAACCTCCAGAACGAAGACAGCGCCCCCGCTCGGATCCGAGCGGGGGCGGCGCGTTGTGGGGTGCTAGAGGTTGACGATGCGGATGAGTCCGGCTTGCCTGACAAGGAACCTCGGGGTTGGCGGTGGAGCGGATGAGCGCGTAGTGGCGTTCGAGCCGGAGGGTGACGGTCCCAGCGGGGTTCTCACCGTCCGCCTCCGGGCCAGCGACGAGGATCCGGACCGTGGTCGCGTCGACGCGCTGCATCGGGGTCCACGTGCCGCCGTCGTCGAACGAGACCTCGAGCTGTCCGTCGGGCGGCGCGGCAACGATGGTCCAGTGCGCCGACTCCCGGCCGCGGCGGTCGATGTCCATGCGCTACCTCCGTGGAGTCGAGACGGTGAACGGGGAGCCGACGGGACCGGGGCCGAGGACGAGCTCGAAGTCGTCGGCGACCTCGCGCCGGTCGCGGCCGTCGTCGAGCGCGCACCCAAGCTGCACTCCTTGGACACCGAGGCGACGGACACCGTGGCGGACGACGGACACCCGGACGGCGTCCGGACGATCCGGACGGCCGCGCGCAGACGCGTGGCCGAACGTCTTGATGAGATCGACCGCCTCGCGCTGACGACGGACATGTCCGGGCGCGCGATTGCCGGCGAACTTGGCCTCGGCCGGACGAGCGTCTGCGCCCGCGTGTCCGCGGTCAGGTCCGGCCGGACGGCCACCTGGACGGCAGTCGTCGACGGTGTCCTGCCAGCCGCGTAGCCCCTGCCAGGATGGGGAGGGAGTGACCTTGCGCGAGCCGCTCACACCTCGTCAGAGGTCTGCTCTACAATCCGGGCAAGGCTTGTGGACAGCGGTGTGCGCAGGCTGACGACAGCGACACGCAGGGCACTCGTCACGCCGATACAAGCCTCGCAGAGGGAGGAGGGAAACATGCTAGTCAAGGACGCAGCTCGACAAGATGCTACTAAGGTGCTCGACAGGTACTGGGACGGGCGTTTCCCGGTCGATCCTTTTCGGTTGGCCAAGGGCATGGGGATCGATGTGCGGGTCACTTCCCTGCGCCCTGACCTCTCAGGCGCTATCGTCGCCGAGAACGGTCGCGTCACGATCTTGGTGGACGAGACTGACAACTACGGCAGGCAGGCTTTCACCTGCGCGCACGAACTCGGGCACTTCCACGAACGTAAGCGCAAGGGCGACGAGGACTTCTCCTTCGAGGAGTACCGAATTCCTGGCAAGTATGATCTCCACGAGTTCTATGCGGATGAATTCGCGGCAAACCTGCTCATGCCTGAGCGCGAGTTCAGACGCGAGATTCGCCGGCACGGATCGGACTACTTGGCAGCCGCGACATTCGGTGTCAGTCCAGCGGCGGTGCGCAAGCGTCGCGAGCGGCTAAAGCTCTAGCCATGGCCAAGCCCGACATGTCGGACGACTTCGAGGATATGTCTCTCGACGACATCGAAGAAGACGTCCCTCGAAGCGCCTCACCGACAGACATGCTCGCCGCGGAGGCAGACGCCGCGCAAGTTCATCAACGGAAGGTTCTTGAACACCGCGCGAGCATGCTGGGCCAGGACCTTCAAGATCGAGCGCAGACGCACGCGTTGCGCACTTCGTTCGCCCGCGTGATCAAGTGGACGATGATCGCCACATTGGGAGCGACCGCGCTGCTGATGGGCTTCTACCTCTACGCCGTGGTTTGGCGGCGCACAGATGTGGATTCGGCTGTCATGATTGCTTGGTTTTCCAGCACCGTGGTTCAAGTCATCGGCCTCGTGTACATCGTTGCCAACTACCTCTTTCCCAAGTCAGACAACGGAAAAGAAGTCGAGCCTAAACCTTGACTGCCGGTAGGCATGCGCGAGCCCGATGAAGCCCCCCGGAGCTCCCGCGACCGAGACCTCGACCGAGGCCAAAACGAGCACCCCCGTCGACCGGACCGCCGACGTCCAGGCCGTCGCCGGCGACGTCGTTACCAAGGCCACCGAGACCGAGCCGGGGCGCATCGAGGTCGCGACCACGATCGCCGACCCGCGCAGCGACGCGGGCAGCGCCGAGGCGCAGAGCGCGATCGCCGTCTGCGAGGCCGTCAAGGGGCTCGGCGCCGAGCACGTGAGCGTCCTCGAGGCTGACGGCTCGACGTTCGTCGTCGCCGGCCACCCGTCCTACGGCGAGGAGTGCGCCGAGGTCTAGCCGACCCAGCTCGCGACGAACGAGGCGCCCCCGCCCTCCCGAGGGAGGACGGGGGCGCTGTCGCGTGGGCGGTAGATCAGGACGGCGGGAGTGGGGCGCGGCCGTGGATCGCGCGGATGTCGTTGACCGTGGCGCGTTCCTCGGGCGTCAGTGAGGTGATGTCGTACACGCCGGCGTCGTCCGGCTCGACGACGGGGTTCGACTCGGGGAGTTGATCGACGACCGCGATGACCGCGGTCGTGATCGCAGCGGTCGCCGCCTGGATGAGGGCGAGGCGCCAGTCGACGTCGGACCAGACGAGCGCGGACCCGATCGACGCCACGAGTGTCTGCCCGAACGTGCGCGCGGAACGGTCGAGCAGCGCCGCCCACCGAGACCGACCACCGCCGAGCTCGGGCAGCGACGCGAGCGACGTCACGAGCGAGAGCACGGCGGCGAAGGCGAACGCGAGGCCCGCCTGCCCGACGACGGTCCAGTCGCCGCCGACGAGCGGGGCGAGGAACGGCAGCGCGGCGACGAGCACGGTCCGCAGCGCGCGGGCGCCGGCGGCCTGCCAGAACGCAGCTGTCAGAACCCGCGGGCGGGCGGTGGCGAGGGTGTTCACGTCGTGGCTCCGATCAGGTGGGCGAGCACCCGCAGGGGCTCGACGAGGGCGAGGTGCAGGACGGCCAGCAGGCCGCGGCAAGGGCGGCGCGCCGGGTGCGCATCAGCCGATCTCCGCGCGGATGCTCGCCGCGAGCGCCTTGCCGACCGTGCGCGGCTCGCCAAACCCGGCGATGATCTCGGGTCGGCGTGCGTTGACGTCGGCGGACGAGATGTTGACCTGCTTGGTGGGCGACAGGACGAGGGTCCAGGTGTCCTGGTCGGTGCCGCGGATGATGAACGGGTAGCCCATGAGGATCTCCTCCATGTTGTCGGGCGGGGGCAGCGGGGGTGCTGCGCGGCGTGTGGGCGACGTGGTCGGGGTGCCGGTGAGCTCGGCGCGGACCATGTCGAGGAACCGGGCCCAAGGGAATGCGGGTCCGGGGTCGGAGCGGCGGGTCGGGTCGGTCTCGCCGTGGCCGATGAACCCGGGCCGGCGCGCGAGCGCCTGCTCGCGCGAGATCCGCACGAGGGGGACGTCGATGCCCCAGTACGTCTTGAGGTCGCGGATCGCGGCGGCCGTCGTGCGCGCGCCCTGGCGCAGGATCGCGGTCACGAACTCGGGCGGGTAGTGCGCCCACATGTGGGCCTGCACGGCGAAGCTGATGCCGATCGACCACCGGTTCGTGAAGCGGCAGTGCCAGGTCTCGTACCCGAGCGGGGCGTACTTCACGACCGAGTCGGAGTCGACGATGCGGTGGTACGACCCGGGCGTCGCCCGGGTCGTCAGGTAGTTCGCGACGCCCTCCGCGGAGGTGTCCGGCCCGACGAGGTCTGCCGCGCACTCGGCGGTGTGGATCACGATCGTGCCCGACGGCGAGGTGCCGCCGCGGCGCGGGTTGCCGATCTGCGGGGATCGGCGGTTCGGGTGGTCGATCCCGAAGAACGTGTCTCCGGCCATGAGGCGCCTCCTGGCATGACGAGGCCCCGGGCGCCGTCGGGCGGCCGGGGCAAGGGGTTCGGGTGGGTCAGAGGCCGAGGATGCGGGCGAGCCAGCCGCGGCGTTCGAGTCGGTCGAGGCGGGCATCGACCTTCGCATTGTGCTCGGTCGCGTCGTTGAGGTGCTGGGCGAGGCCGGACTCGATCCGGTTCACGGCGTCCGCGAGGGACTTGCCCGAGTTGGGCCGGACCTCGTGCGCGGTGACCTCGGCCTTGGCCTCGACGTTCTTGAGGCGCTTGCTTGTGCGGTGCGAGCTGATCATCGTGACGACGCTCGGCCACATGAGCAGCGCGAAGATGATGACGACTGCGACGACTGCCTGGGGCCAGGTCACGACGTCGGCGAGGTTCGGGATCCCGGCGTCCGCGGTCACAGCCACCGCACCACCTGGTAGGCGAGGTAGGGGTAGTTGACGGACGCGGCGCCCGCTGCGCGCTGGGCCTGCAGCGTGATGACGGACTCGCCGGCCTCGAAGTCGATCTCCTTCATCGCGGACCCGGCGAGGGTGAGCGACGTCGCGGTGCCGAGGTTCTGGATCGCTGCCGATCCGGGCGTCGGGGCTTCGGGGCCGGACGTCGTGGCGCCGGAGACGTTGATGCCGGCGCGCAGACCCGGGCCCGCGACGGTGGTGACCATCCACATCTGCGCCTGGAGCCGCACGCGGGCTCGGGCGGGCAGGTCGAGGGTGAGCGTGGCGCCGGCGACGTCTGCGTAGGCGGTCGTGGTGACGGCGCGCTGGCCGTTGACCGCGACGGAGTCCGACGGCGGCATCTCGGCCGCCCACAGGCCGTCACCGGAGGTGCGGGCGAACGCGAGCCAGTCGCCTCCGACGGCGGTCCACATGCGAAGCGTGGTGCCGGACCCGGTCATGCACAGCTGCCCGTCCACCGGCGAGGGGTAGGCCGTGTCGCGCGCCGCGGTGTTGGAGAACCGCGGGACCGCGCGCGACATGAGCGCGTACCAGATCACGCGAAGGTGGTCCGGGATCGCGGGCTGGTCGTCGTAGTTCGGGAGCTCGACGCCCTGGATCGTGTCAGGACTCGTCACGGGGCCTGTCCTCCTGTCTGGGGTTCGGGGTAGTCCGCCGCGACGGCGACCACCCGGTCGGCGGTCACGACGAGCGAGGCGATCTCGGCCGGGTCGTACCCGAGCGCGCGGATCACGTCGACGGGCGGGGTGGTGGGGTCCACGGGGATCGGCTCCTGTACTGGCGGAGTCGGCGGTGCGTCATCGACGAGCTCTGGCTCGTCGCCCCCTGCGATGTCGGACACGGCGCCTCCTAGGCGGGCGGGGTGTAGGTGATGAGCAGGTCGCCCGGCGCGCGCGGGCGGGTCACGAACGCGTCCGCGGGCGAGTCCGACCACATGGCTACGCCCGTGACCGCCCCGGCGAGCCAGGCCGTGACGAGCTCGGACGGGAACGTCAGACGGGCGCTCTCCCCGACCGCGACCGGCGGGTACCGGTACGGTCCGAGCCCGCCCGGGAACGACGGTGCTGCCTCCGGCGGCGGCGACCCCGGCGTGTAGGCGTGCCCGTACAGCACCGGGGACGCGAGCGGCGGTTGCGGCGCTCCGGTGGTGTACCGCTCGACGACGAGGGAGACGCCGGTGATCGTCGAGCCGGATGGGACCATCGCCGCGAGCGACCCGTAGTACCCGAACGTCGCTTCGTCGAACATCGACTGCTGGTAGTCGCCCGGCTCCGTCGACCCCGCCGCGAGGATCTGCCGGCCCTGGGACCAGCCGCCGGGCATGCCGGTCGTCGGCGACGGGGTGGCCGTGTACCGCTGCCACGTGCCCGGGCCGTAGTTCACCCCCCGGGTCAGGAACCACATCGTCGACGCGAACCGCGCCAGCTCGACGTCGGGCACCAGCTGAGGGCTCGGACTGTGCTTGCACAGCACGACCCACGACGACGTCGTCGGGATGACGACGACCTGGTCTCCGACGGCCGGGACGTAGGCCGGGTTGTACCCGAGGTTGGGCGTGGTCGCCCCGGGCCCGAACGAGACCGTGACCGACCCGGACCCGAGCGCGGTGACGATGCCGATGCGGGCCTGGGGCGGGACTGCCTCGCGGATCATGCGCTGCACTGCTGCCGGTGACGTCACTCGTCCACCCTCCCCAGGTCGCGCGTCGTCGCGGAGAACGCTCCGCCCGCGGTCAGGGGGAGCGTGATGTCGTCGACGATGTGCCGGCTGATCGACTGCACCGGGCGCCGGTGGTCGGTCACGACGTCGACGACGTCGCCCGCTTCGAGCGGGAACAGCGGCACGCTGGTGAGGTCGAGCGTGGTCCCGGCCCCGGTTGTCTTGCCCAGCTGGGCGCGCGCGACGCGGGCGCATTGCTCGTTCGTCGTCAGGGACGGGATCGACAGGTACCGCGGCTTCTTGCCCCACGCCCCGTCGCGCACGTCGCCGTACCGGGTCGGGGACAGTCGCACCGTGTCCAGCGCCTCGCTCTGTACGGGGGCCGCCGCGCCGTCCGGGGTCGCGCCGGTCACGACCCACGCGTTGTACACCTCGGCCCGCGAACGCCGGGCGGTCGTGTCGAGGAGGATCCCGCCCGGCCCGGCCTGGAACCGCCACACCGGGTCGGTGTCCAGGGTCGGGGCGTCCGCGATCACGAACCGTCCCGTGGGGTCGGCGTACACGACGCACCCGAGGGACTCCGCGAGCGCCTGGACGCCGTCCCTCCACCGGTCGCGTTCGATCACGGTCGGCGGCACGCGCCGGTCCGCGCGCGTTGTGACGGCGACCTCGGCGTCGGCGTAGGACTCGAGGATGAGCTCGCGGATGATCGCGACCGCGGACGGCCCCGAGATCGTGCGCGGGGACAGCAGCCGGTCGTCCACGACGAACCCCTCCCGGGAGACCCCGGCGATCCGCACCCCGGAGCGGTCGAGGAGCGACCCGGCAGCATCGTCGATGCGGAAGACCCCGACCGGCACCCACTCGGTGCGCCCACCGGAGAACACCAGGCCGGCACGGACGGTGATCTCCTGTCCGCGGGTGCCGAGCGGGGTGTCGGCGAGTTCCTCGCGCGGGAACGCCGGCTCGTCCTTGAACGGGCCGCCCGGCAGGCGGGGCGCGATCGTCAGGTCACACGAGCGCCGCACAGCCCCGCTCGAGGAGACCTTGATGCCGCCACCCGTGACAGGCAGGGAGCGCCCGCCGTAGAGGGCCCGGCGGCCCTTGCGGACCGTCGCGCGGTACCGAACCTGGTGCGGCCCCGCGACCGCGGCCCGGAACGCGTCAGAGACCGCCCACACCTCAGGCCCCCTCGAGCACGTCGAAGTACGTCGCCGCGCCCGCGAGCACGTCGGCGTAGGTCGCGAACGTCTGCCGCGTCGTCTCGTAGGTCGTGCCCGTAAAGCCCTGGCCCTCACCTACCGGCGCCCCGGTCGCGGTGAGTTGCAGCACGAACACCCGCCGCCCGTACACGTCCAGACGGACCTGGGTGGGGTTGGACCGACCCACACCTGACGCGAAGTAGTACCCCGACGGAAGTAGAGGTTCAGCGGGCGCGCCGGTCTGGATCAGCAGCGTTCGCTCCGCACGCAGCAACGCGGTCAGGCGCGCGACCTCCCGGTCGTCGCGCGGGAGCAGCGTGACCGCGAGCGCGTCGGCGTCCGTCCCAGACCACTGCGGGATCGCGGCACCGCCTGGCACCTGGTACACGCCACCCTGGGTCGGAGACGAGACATCCCCGACCTGCGCCAGCGGAACCTGGCATGTGAGCTGCAGCCGGCCGGGCGCCTTGAGCCACAACCCCCAAGCCGCCCCGGCCGTCTCGACGACGACGCTCGCCGTGGCGACCGTCTCGCCCCAGTCGCTCAGGCCCGTGACGGTGTAGGTGCACGAGGAGTCCATCGGCGCGGCGTCGTCCGCCCCGAGGAACCACCCGCCCGCCGCAGCCACGTTGTCCGCGGTGCGCACCGGCTCTGTCGGCCTCCCGGCTGACGACCGCGTGATCGTAAGCCGGGACACCGGCGCTGGCCACATGCCCCCGTCCACGACGAGTCGCACCAGGTTCTGCGACGCCTCAAACGACGCCTCAAGGATTCCGTCAGGACTCGTCGGCACGGTGGCCTCCTCTCACAGGTACTGCGCCGCCCGGTCCTGCGATGCGCCATGCTCGGCAACCCTGGCGTCGGCCACGTCCGCGATGTACCCCTCGAACTCACGCGACCCGACCTGCACGACGACGCGGGCGCCAGCGAGGGACACGGTGGGTGTCATGACGAGCGGGGCGGGGGAAGGCAGAGACGCTGCCCGGGCGGGCTCCGGGCCAGAAAACCCACCGTCCTCGAAAGCTCCGAGGCGCCGACCCGCTTCCTCCCAAATGCGAACGTTGCGGTCGCGCATGCCCGGCTTCCCGGAGATGTACGCCTCCCAGATCGTGGGGTCCTCCGCCCACAGGACGTTCGCGCCACCACGCTGGATCTGGGGCACGCGAGCGACAGGAAACCCGGCGCCGGTCATCCCGCCGTTCATGAACGCCTTGAGCACGTTCCCGCGCTCGGACAGAGAGCCGTCCTCCGAGAGCCGCGAGTTGTACCCGACCCCGTTGATCTGCTCGCCCCGAGCGTTGTACTGGACGCTGACGTTGATCCGGCGCCCATCGAGCAGGTCCAGTTGCTGGGTGACGGTGCGCACGGCCTCCCACGCGTTCCCCACGGCGGTGACGGAGAACGAGCCATCAGGCAGGTTCTCGACCTTGTATGCCAAGCCGCCGACCTCGACCGTGACCGCACCCGCGTTCGACGAGATCGCGGTATCGATCTTGCCCGGGACCGCGCCGTAGGTGTCGATCAGGGCCCACGCCTGGTCCTCGGTCATCCCCATCTGCACGAGCTGGTTGAACAGCGCCTGGCGGCCGAGCTCGTACTTCTGCGCGAGAGACTCCTGCGTCTCGCCCGCCCGTGCCCCCGCGGCGGCTTCCGCGTCGAGAGCGGCCACCGCCGCCTGCAGCTGTGACTCCAGAGCCGAGCCCGCCTCCGATGCGCTGAGCGCGGAGAGGTCGACACCCTCGAGCGACAGGGCCGTCCCTTCTGCGGAGTACCCGACCGCGTCGAGCGACTGCGCAGCGCGCAGGCTCGCATCGTGGAACTCGGCCTGCAGCACCTGCGGGATCCCGAACTCGTTGAGGCGCTGCTGCGCCGGGTCGATGCCGTTCTCGATCAGCTCGGTCCGCATCGTTGCCGCGGCCTGCTCGGTCTGCTCGTGGAACTTGTACATGCCGAGCTGGGCGTCGTCGAAGAACGCCTTGAGGTCCTCGGCGCCGCGACCCCGGTTGAACGCCTTGTCCATCGCGATCGCGACGTTGCCGACCTGGACGATCAGTGGGACGAGCGAGGCTCCGAAGTCGCCCACGGCCTCGACGCCCGTCGCCATGCCCTCGACCATCGTGCGGCCGAGGTCGAGCCCTCCGTTCGCGATGTCCAGGAGGAAGCCGACAACCTCGGCTCGGTGCTCCGAGACGAACTCGGCGAAGTCACCCATCGGCTCGGAGAACGCCGCCGCGAGAGCACCCTTGATGCCGTCGGCAGCGACCTCGATGTTCCGCTGAGCCTCTTCGATCTTCGTCGCGTCGTTGTTCGCGAGGGTGTCGAACATGCGCTGCGCGGAGCCGGTGACGCCGTTGAGCTGGTCCACGGCGCTGGACAGGTCCATGGCAAACAGGGCCTCACCAAGGTCCTCAGCCTGGGTGCCGAACAGAGCGACGGCGGCAGCGTTGCGCGCGACGGGGTCCTCGATCTCGCGGAGCTTGTCGAGCACCGTGTCGAGACCGTTGCGGGCCGACTCCCCGCCCTGGGCGATCTGCGCCGTCATGTCCGCGGCGTTCAACCCGAGGATCTTGAAGCCCTCGGCGGACGCCTTCGACCCGTCGGTCGCGCGGATCTGGAACTCCTTGAGAGCGTCCGCGGCCAGGTCGGAGTTCCGTGCGCCAGCCCCGAGGCCCTGGTTGATGAGGCCGAGCGCCTCCGCACCGGACAGCCCGAGCCGCTGGAACAAGCTCGGGTACTCGGTGAACGTGTCGAGCAGGTCCTCCTGCGCGTTCACACCTTCTCGGGCGCCGGTCGCGAGCAGGTCGAACGCCTCGTCCGCAGACTTCACGAGCCCGGTCTTGAGGAGCTGGGTCACAGCGACCGACACCGGCTGCACGTCCTCTTCGAGAACGTCCGCGATCCCCGACAGGGACTGGATGACCTGCTGCGCCTGGCGGGTCGTGGCCTTCGGGTCGAGAAGGCCCTGCTGCACCGCGATGCGCGCCGTGTCCATGTTCGCCTCGATGGACTCACCGAACACGTTCGCGTAGGCCTCGCCCGCCGCCCGGCCGAACTTCGCGGCCTCACCCTCGGTGATCCCGGTCAGCGCCTGAAGGCGGTCCTGGCGCTTGTCGACACCGAGCCCCTCCTGGATGGCGTCCATCAGCGCCTTGCCGGCGGCGACTCCCACGCCGACCACCGCTCCAGCGATCGGGATGGTGGCAAGGGAGGCGACGATGCCGTCTGCGAGCCCGGCACCAGCCTTGCGCCCGCCCTCGTCGCCAGCCTCGCCCGCTTCGTCGGCGACGTCGTCGAGCGCTGCCTCTGCGGGCGAGGTGTCGGCGTCGATGACCATGGACTCCTTGGCGCTCACCAGGGCGTCCCGGCGGCGAGTGATCTGCTGGAGCGCGGCCTCGGCCCGCTTGATGTCGGCCGTGACCTCCATCTCGCCGTCGACCGAGCGGAGGTAGTCCAGGCGCTCCTGCACCTTGGTCAGGCTGGTCTCGGCGCGCTCGATGTTCGCGTCGACCGTGGCCATCGTCTTGGCCGAGACGATCTTCTTCGCCTCAGCCTCGACGCGGTCCATCGCATCGAGCGCGCCCTTGGCATTACCGTCGAGCTCGACCTTGACCGGGTTCTTCTCGATCTTCTGAGCCTGGTCCTGGACACCCTTCGCGGCCTTGTCCACCTGCTGGGTGTTCGCGGTGAACAGCACCTCGAGCTCGGTGACGGTGGCCTTCGACATACGCGCCTACTTCCGGGTCAGGGCCTGGTGTAGCCGGGATTCGGGCATGGCGACGAGCGCGAGGATCATCGTCCGCACCCCTGGCCATGGGCGGTCCAGCACGGCCGGGTCGTAGAGGTCGACGCCGAAGTGCTGCGCCAGGTCCGCCACGACGAGGTGCCAGTTGGTGACGAGGCCCAGCAGGGACCTGTCGACGTCCTGAGCCTCGGTGGCGGCGGAGGCTGCCGAGGCGGCTGCGGGGCGCAGCTCCTCGGGGACAGGCCGGTAGTCCGGGTACCAGCCGTCTGCGTCGGGTTCACCGATGCCGTAGGGCGCCCAGTCCTCGGCGGTGACTAGCCTTTTGGGCCGGTCGGGTCACCGGCCTCTACGTGCGGCCCCCACAGGAGTGTCGCGAGCGTGTCGGCGTAGGCCTTGCCGCGCGCCCAGTAGAAGACCGCGTAGTAGGACATCCGGTCCGCCACGGCCTGTGGCGTCCCGTCGGATGCGAGCTGGTCGTAGACGGGGCCGAGGCCGGGGTGCTCGTCCGGGCTGATGTCGTCGAGCACAGCCTGCACCTCGGGCGGCACCTCGCCCTTGACTAGGCCGAGGTTGACCTCGGCTCGCACCGCGGCGGCGAGCACCTGCCGCATGGCGCGCACGCTCGGGGGAGGCACCACGTAGGTGCGTCCCCCGAGCGTGAGCTCGAGCCCATCGACGGCAGCCCACTCGCCGAAGTCGACTGCGGGCACTGGTTAGGCTCCCCGGGTGTAGGCCAGCGCGTTCGACTCGCCACCGGGAGTGGTGACGGTGACGTTCACGACGCCCGCCGATCCCGCCGGCATCTGGGCGATGATCGTCGCGCCGTTCGCCACGACGAACTCGGTCGCCGGAGCCGTCCCGAACTTGACGGCGGTCGCGCCCAGGAGTCCGGACCCGGTGAGGGTGACCAGCTCGCCCGCCGCCGCCGCGTCGGGTGTGATGGCGGCGAGCACGGGCTCGGTCGCGTCCCACCCTGCGAACGGGTTCGCGATCGGGGTGAACTTGCCCTTGCCCGTCAGGGTCACGTTGAAGACCTCGATCTCCGCGTTCCCGGTGTTCTGGCGCGTGACCGCGACCGTGACGAACGCCTGGCCGGCACCGTTCGGGTTCGGGACGCCCGTGGCGGGCTTGTTGTACCAGCGCACTTCGCGCACCGCGCCCTGGCCGATGCTGCGGTCTGCGGCGAGCAGCGACTCCACCTCGGGCAGGTACAGGCCCGTGGTGTCGGACTGGTTGCCCTGGACCGTGAACGAACCGGCAAAGCTGCGCCCGGTGATGTCGGTGTTCTCCGCACCGAGGTCGTCGTAGGTCGCGGCGTCCTGGTTCGTGGGCGGGTACGAGGGCGCCCACGCGCTCATGCGCCGAACGGGCTGCCACGACGGCGAACCGGTCGTGCCCAGGTTGAGGTCCAGGCCCCACTCGAACGACTGCGCGAGCGAGGTGTCTGCGGGAAGGGGGACGCTCGTCATGACTGCTCCTCGGTTTCGGCGTCGGTGGTGTCCAGCGGCGCCGAGTCGGGGCCGTAGGCTGCCGGGTCGATCTCCGGCAGGACCGGCCCATCGGTGGCCGGGTCGTTCACCCGCTCGGCGAGCGGGGGCTTGGTGGGGGTGCCGCCAGGGGTGTGCTCGACCGGGACACCCTGCGCCCGAGCGGCGTCCGCGAGCCGGCGGGTGCCGCGCCGCCGCGTCGCCTTCGAGGGCGGGAGGGTGACGTCCATGTCACGGGGCGGCGGCATGCCTGCCTCGCGGTAGCGATCACTGGTGGTGTGCATGACCTGCCTCCACGTTGTCGAGGCGGACGGTGTAGTTCTCCGACCGCTCTTCGCGGCCGTTGGTGTCGGCTCCCAGGGGGCCGAAGTAGTCGCGCTCGATGCGCGAGATGCCGCGCACCCGGGTGCGGCCCTGCAGGAGCGCGAACGCGAAGCCTGCGATGCGGTCCGCGTCGGTAAGGTCGCCACGGGCGCCGCGAATCCGCAGCTGGGCCTGGCGCGTGGGCTGGTAGACGACGGGGTCGTCGGTGCCGCCGTACACCCGCACCCCGATCGCGCGGTCAGGGGTCTCGGGGATGTCCCCGTAGAAGATGCCCACCGCGCCAGCTGGAGGTGCGGCAGTGGGGTGCCAGTGCCAGCCGGGCACCTCGCCGAGCAACTCGCACAGCACACGGGCCAGGTCCGCGTCGTTCATCGGCGCAGCCTCGCCATGACCCCGGAGATGATGTCCGCCTCCACGCCGACCTCCTCGACTGCGCGCTCGAGGTACTTCGGGCCGCCGTCGTCGTGCTGGTAGTCGAGGCGCTCGTGCTGGAGCCACGCGTGCGGCGCGCGGAACACGACCCGCACCGCGACGTCCTCCACGGAGACTCGCCCGGACCGGCGCAGTTCGCCGCTGTCCTTCGGGGCCAGCTCTTTCGCCTCCTTGAGGACGTCCTTCGCAGTGTCCTCAAGGGCGGATCGGGCGGCCTTCTCGATCTCGGTCAGCTTCGCGTTGTTCTGCTTGACCACGGCGCCCTCCGCTATCTTGTGCCGATGCGCACTCGCGCCGGGATCGCCGTTGGGATCGTCGTCGTTGGCCTCGTGGCCGGATGCTCAGAGGCGAGCACCCCAGAGGCCCCCTCCGCCTCCACCGTGCCGGAGCCGCCAGTCGAGGTGGAGGCAAGCCCCACCAGTTCCGGGCCTTCCAGCAACGCGATCGTGCGCTCGCTGGCCGACAGTTGGGGGAAGTTGAGCGATGCTGACCGGGCGCAGATGTGCGCCGACATCGAGACGCTCGGATCGCCAGCGTCGATCTCGGCAGTCGAGATCGACGCCATCATGGACGACTACTGCCTGGACTACTGACCTACTCCAGCCAGAGCAGGAGGTAGGCGTCGAGCGGCGGGCCGTTCGGGTTGAGCGATGCCGCCAGCACTCGGGCCTCGCGCTCCTGAGGCAGCCCTGGCCACACCGTGACCAGGGACCCCAGCGGCACGTCCTCGGGCAGCGGCAGCGTCACCTGGGTCGACGAGGTGACCTCGCGGCCGTCAGCGTCCCGCACGAGGGTCTGGGTGTCCTTGACCTCGGCCGACCGGGTGCGGGGGTTCGCGTAGGAATTGCCCATGCCGCCACTGCCGGTCAGGTTGCGGACCTTCACGGTGTGCGGGTACCAGAACGCTCCCCACGCCATCAGTGGCCCTCCGTCGGCCAGATGCCGCACGCGATCGTGCTCGGGGGGAACGAGCCGACCGGAGCGCCTACAGCCGCAGCAGACGTGCCGCACAGGGATCGCAGCGCTGCCCGGTCGTCGGGGCCGAACGCTGAGGTGTAGTCGCCCCACGTCACGGCTGTGCCGTTGCGGGATTGCGAACGCATGCGGCCTGTGCCGGGCGCGGGCAGCTCGGCGGCAACGCCTTCGAGGATGGCGATGGCGTTGTCGTAGTCGTCGCCCGTGAGAGAGTCCAGGCAGGGGGCGATGGTGCGTGCCACGGAGAGCAGCCGTCGTGCGACGCTCTCGTCGAGACCGGGAAGATCCTGAGGCCCGATCATCCCCATCACCCCCTGCCTGCTACTTGACCTTCTCGATCAGGCCGACCGAGAGGGCGTGCTTGATGCTGTCCTCGGTGAACGCGCCGTCGGGGACGATGGCGCCGCGGTAGAGGTACCGTTCCGCCTTGTCCGCGGTGCGCAGGACGACGGCCGCGCCGGTGACCTTGTGGCCCTTCGACTTCGCCCCCGCTCTGGGCCGCTGGTCCGTCTTGGCCTTGGCCTCCTGCTCGGCCTTCTCCTGAGCGGCCTTGGCCTCCTGCTCGGCCTTCTCGTCGGAGGTGGGGGGCTGCTGCTTCTCCGCGGCCTTCTGCGCCGCGGTCTGCTCGGCAGCCATCACAGCCCCGTGTTCGTGAGCTGGACGCCGGCCAGGGGCTCGGTGACCACCGGCACGGTGACGCGGCGGCCACGGAGCGTGGTGCTGTCGTCGTCGTCGTTGCGGATCGTCTTGGCCTCGACGTTGAACGTCCCGGCGCCGACGTACCCCGGACCGCCGAGCGACTCGTCGGCCATGCCGCCGAGCTGCTCGCGGTCCACCAGCAGCGGGTTCGTGCCGGTGTAGTGGGGGGTGGTCGCCCAGGTCAGACCGAGCGCGTCGACCGGGATGTTGCCCTGGACGGCGGTCGCGCCACCCTCGCGGGGGAGCGCCTTGTCGTCGATGAGCATGCCGATGACCTTCGCGTAGTCCGTGGGGGACAGCACGACGGTGTCGAGCTCGAGCCCCAGGCCGAGCTCGGCGCGGGTCTGCTGGATCGACAGGACGGCCTCGACGGCCTTGCCCGCAGTCGTCCAGGTGGACGGAGAGGCGAAGGTGCTCGTCACGCGGGACGCGATCACGGCCATGGCGACCGAGTCGACGTGGCGCACGATCGTGTTGCCCAGGCGGGTCAGCCCACGGTTCACGTAGGAGATGCCCTGGCGCGCCACCTTCTCGTCGGAGATGACGGTGTCGAGGCCCCACTTCACGACGCGGGCCGAGACGACCTCGCCGGTCTCGAGCACCACCTTGGGGTACTCGCCGAGCGGAGCGATCGACTCGGGGTCGTCCGAGGTGAAGGCGTCCTCTCCGGTCTCGTAGAAGACCCCGCCGCCGGCGGCGTTGAAGCGACCCTGCAGGAGGAAGTCCGCGATGAACTTCATCTGGGTCAGGTCGTGCAGCCGCTTCGCGATGACGCGCGGGTTGGAGAGCAGCAGGTGCAGCTCGTCGGTGGTGAGCGTCCCCTCGGGGTGCTTCACCGGGTAGGTGTACGACGCCATGTCGGGACCCCTCTCAGAGGTAGAGGACGTCGATGACGTCCTGGTCGGTGGCAGCGGCGGTGAGCGCGATGCCGATCGGGTTCGATCCGTCGCCGATGGTGGCGACCTCACCGCCGGTGGCGGAGATGACCTGCGCGCCGGCGGCGATCGCTCCGGCGGCGACGAGCGGGTGCACGCCGTTGCCGCGCAGGAAGACGGTGACGTCCTCCCCGGCAGTGGCATCGAACCCCGCGGTGCCGATCGCGAGCGCGTCTGCGCCAGCCGGCCCGACGGCGCGATCGCCAGTCACGGCGACCAGCCGGCCACCGGTCACGGCGGCGGACGCCTTGAACGTCACCGCCTGTCCGGGCTTGAACTTGGGCAGGTAGTCAGCCATCTCAGGCCTCCTCGGTGGCAGTCCAGCCAGCCTTGGCGGCGAGCCGGTCGTCGGTGGACTTGGTGTCGTCCGCGTGGCCGATCTCGGCGACGGGCACTGTGTTCTTCGGCATGGACTCCAGCAGCGCCTTGGTGCCGTCCTCGTCCTTGTCGAGCTGGGCGCGCCAGGTCTCGCGCGAGGCGGGGGCGATGCGGCCCTCGCTGAGCGCGGCCGTGACGATGTCGTCGCGCCGCTGGGCGTCGATGGTCTCCATCGCCTTGCGGCCCTTCGCGGCGTCCGCGACGAGCTGCTCGTGGACGGCCTTGTCGACGACGATCGCGCTCTCGGGCAGGGTCGCCACCTCGGCCGCCTTGGGCTCGGTCAGCGTCTCGAGCGTGTCGTCGAGCTTGGCCAGGATGTCCTCGTCGGTGGCGTTGGCATCGGTGACGCCGAGCCGCTCACGAAGACCAGCCTTGAGGTTGTCGCTCACGGCGACCTCCTTCTGGTTGGGTTCACCCGGCTCGGACGAGACCGGGGGCTTGTTGGCCGCGGCGGTGACGCTCGCGGCGATGCGGAGCACTCGCGCGGCGGCGGAGTCCTTCACGTCGTCATCGGGGATGGTCACGACGACCTCGTCCTCGCCGACGGTCTCGGTCTCGCCGGCGTCGGGGATGACTGCCACGCGGTCGGCGAGACCGAGGTCGACGGACTCCTTGGCGGTCATCCAGGTCTCGTCGGCGAGCAGCGTCGTCCAGTCCTTCTCGCCGGCCTTGTCGGTGTAGACCTCGATGATCGACGCCTCGATGCCGTCCAGGACGTCGGCCGTCTTGCGCATCTCCGAAGCGTTGCCCCAGACGATGGACGACGGAGAGTGGATCATCATCTGTGTGCCGGGGCTCATGACCGTCTCGTCGCAGCCCGTCGCGATGACCGACGCGGCCGACGCTGCGAGCCCGTCGACGACGGCCGTGACTGTGGCCTTGTGCGCGCGGAGCATGTTCAGGATCGAGACCCCCTCGAACACCTCACCGCCGGGGGAGTTGACGCGCAGGATGATCTGCTCCACCGAGTCCGGCAGCGCATCGAGTACCTGGCCGACGTCCTTGGTGGAGATGCCCCAGAACCCACCCCACGAGTCGATGGGCCCGTACATGCGGATGGTCGCGACCGAGCCGTCTCCCGACGGCGACGGGGTCGTGATGGCGTTGAAGAACTCCGCCTTGGCCTTCGGCAGGGGCTGCTCGCCCCAGTACCGGTTCGCACGCTTCGCGCTGCTCATGCAGCCTCCTCGGGCTCGGCAGACGCGAGGTCCGCACCAGCGCGGCTCGCGATGGCCCGCGCCTCGTCCTTGTCGATGACCGGCCCAACGCCGAGGTAGATCTTCTGGATCACCTCGGCCGCGAACCGGGCTCTCTCTGCGTCAGTCATGTCGGATCCGGCGTCGCCCGCGGCGCCGACCTGCATCCGCCGCACGGTGCTCGCGTCCTTCACGGGCAGCTTGTAGCGCTGGCGGATGTACTGCTCCAGCTCGTCGTCAGGCTCGATGGCGCCGCAGTCGATGAGCGACTTGATCGCCTCAGCCGTCGCGGGCTGCTCCTCACCAATCGTGGCCGGGACGATCCGCGGCGCCGGCTCGTTCGGCCCCCAGTTCGCGTCGACCAGATCCTCGACGACGTGCGCCTGGCAGGTGTTCGCGATGTGCAGCGCGACCGCGTTGAGGCTCCCGACGAAGAACTCGGCGAACGTGCTGCCGAGCGCCCAGGAGCCAGTCTCGGAGCCCAGGTTGAGGAAGTGGGCGAGGACCGCGCGCGCGATTTGCTCGTCGTGGTACCGGATCGGCTTGTCGGTGTCAGCGCGGTTGCCGGTCACGCCCATCAGCGCCAGTTCGGCTCCGTTGGGGATCGAGGCGCCGGCGTCCTGCCCGGAGCGCAGCGCCTTCACCAGGGCCAGGCCGTCGATCTTCTGCGCCTCGGCCCACGCGAGGATCTGCGACTCGGTCATCTCGGCGTCCTTGGGCAGTGGTGCGCCCTTGTACACCGGGATGCCGAGGCTGTTGCGCTCGATGCCGACGGCCTGTGCCCGCAGCGTGCGGTCCTTGAGCAGCCAGTTCTTGTAGGCCGTGCGCAGCAGCGACGTGCCCAGCCAGTTGGCGCCCTCACGCTCGTTGACGTACACGACCAGCCGGTCGACCGGAATGCGGACCTTGCGGCCAGCGATGCCGTGCTGCTCGATCGCGACGAGCCCACCGTCCGCCGCGACGTCCCACTTCGAGATCGTCCGAGGTGGACGCCAGGCGAGCTTGCGCAGTCTGACCAGCCCGTCGTCCCCAGCGCGGTACACCTGCTCGAACACGGAGTGCCCGAACACGAGCTCGAGCAGCGCGAGCCGCAGGTGCTCGTCGAAGTCGAACCGGTCGCGCGCCCGCAGCGGGGCCTTCACCGGCTGGCCCTTGATCGGCAGGCCGAACGACTCCGCGATGAGCTTCGTGACGGTCGGACGCGCCCCGGCCGGGTCGATCATCCACGTCGTGCGTCGGATCGGGAACGTGACCGCCCGCAGCACCGACCCCACCTGGGAGTCCTCGCGGCGCATCTTGTCGAACACGTCGATCGACTTCGGCCACACCAGCGCCGGGTTCGTCTCGTGCGCCTCGTTGGCTAGGTCTCCCCAGCCCGGCAGCAGTTCCCTCTGGTAGCCCATCTCGGACATACGGCGGGCTCCCCTCAGAAGGATGCGGTGAGGAGGCTCTCCTCGGAACGGTCAGTGCTTGCGCCGTCCAGGACGGCGGCGCGCGGCGGCGGGGGCGGGGTCGGCTTCGGGTCTGGCTCGAGGTTCTCCAGCGCGTACAGCGCCCACGTCTCGGCACACACTCCGGCGACGTCCACGGGCTTCGACTTATCCCGGGACCAGAGCATGTTCTCCGCGTACTTGGTCGCCAGGCCGCCCTCGATCGCCGTATCGACGTCCGGCTGCTCGGTCAGTACCAGGTTCCGGTCGCGCACTACACGGTCGTGGATCTGGCCGGTAGCGATCGCACAGGTCGGCCGGTCCATCTTGTGGACCGTCAGCAACGGCTTCCCGTCGTCGCCCTTGAGTGCCTCCAGCAGGGGGATGAGCTCCACGGACGGGCACCCCTGGGCCTGGAGTGCGACCTCACGGTGACCCGACGACTCGGCCAGCTCGCGCAGGTACTCCACAGCCCAGACGATCCCTGGCCGCTTCGTGCGTACCGTCACGAACGGGGTGCCGTCCTCTGTCTTGACGGCTGCTGCGACCCACGTCGTGGACCGGTCATGCGAGGTGTCGACCGACCACACCGTCCGCGCGCCCTTCGGGATGCGCAGGTCGGCCGGCGACACATGCCGCGCCTTCCAGTCCGTCGGCTCGATGTACGGCTCGACGCCCTGCGTCACCCACTGGCACAAGACCTCGATGCGCTCGATGCTCTTGTTCTTCGCTTCGGCGGCCGTCTGCATCAGCCCGTCGAGCGTCATCGCCGGGTTGTAGCCGGCCGACGGGTTCGCCTGCGCGAACGCATCTCGGTCATCGAGGGCCGCGTCCGGCTTGGCGGACCACTCGGCCACGAACCACTGCGCGTCTGGCTTGTCGACGGACTCGTGCGCGATCGAGCGAACGTCTTTGAGGACGACCGATCGGTACGTTCCGGCGTTCGAGAACGCCAGCAGCATCGAGTCGTACATCGCCGTCGCCGACTTCTCGATCGCCGACCAGCCCTCGTAGTCGTACTGCTGCCGCAACTCGTCGAGGATCAGGCGAGCCGAAGAGTAACCGCGCGCGCCATCGAATGTCCGTGGCCGGTACACGGCCCCCTCGTCGGTGACCATCTCGGTCTCGCCGTTGACCATCCGCGGCATGCGGGTCGCTGCCTGCAGGACCGGGACTCGGTCGTGCGCGATCCCGACCTTCGGGTCGTCAGGGCCGCCCCACTGGCGGACCTGCGTCCACGGCTTCATCGCGATGTCGAGCTTCTGTGCGGCACCGACGATCACGAAGTCGCGCGGCTTGACGAAAGTCGGCCAGCGCACAGAGTCGATGTAGAGGAAGAACGCCGCGAGCACTGCCGCGATGAGCGTCTTGCCGTTCTGACGAGCGACGATCACCAGCGCCTTGCGGAACCGGAGAGTGCCGTCGGGAGCGAGCTCCATCAGGTGGATCAGCAGCCAGCGTTCCCACGGGTACAGGTGCACCCGCAGGACCGTCTCGGCGAACGCGACCGCCTCGAACCCACGCGAGGTCTGGTGCGTCAGAGCGCAGCCGCAGCCGCACGGCCCGGGCTCGCCCTCGGCTAGGGGACGGGTGAAGATCCTCGGCGTAGTGAACCCGTGGGTGATGACCGACAACGCCGGATCACCCCACCTCCGGAACCAGTTCCAGCAGTCCCTTACGCATGTCGGTCAACGCCTGCTGCGACGGCGAGGCTGCCGACGCCGGTCCGGGCTTCGCCTTCTCCGCCCGCATGACCAGGCCGAGCGCGTCGAGGTACTTGATGAACGAGGGGAACGTGACGTTGTCGAGCTTCCCGGACGCCGGGTCTAGCCACCCCTCGGCCGACAGCACGTCCATCCGCTCGGCGAGACGTCGGGCAGTCGCGACAGCCGCCGCGTGCTCCGGCGTCAGGTGCTTCGCAGCAGCGATGGAGATCTCAAGGGCTTCCGCCACCGTCGACCGCTCGAACTCGGCCATCGACCTCACCGCCTCTCGCGCGCGCGACCCCGGTCAGCAACCCCGGGGAGAGAGGCCAGCCCCCTCCACCGGTCGGCCCCTCCCAGCCCTGAAGCGAGATTTTCTGGCGATCCGCGCCGTTTGTCATCGGTTCACCACCATGGATCGACCTCATCGCCCAGCCCGGCGGACGGCGCCCGGCTGCCACGGCTGGCGTTGCAGGAGAAGTGGCTGTGCCGGAACCCGGTGGTGTCGTGCTGCAGCTCCGGGTGCGTGGCGACGGGGTGGAAGTGGTCGAGGTTGTGGCTGTCGGGCGTCGTGCTCGGTGGCACGGTGTAGTCGATGCGCTGCTTGCAGAGCCAGCAGTTCGCGAGGTGCCGCGTGGCCGGGTCAGCGTCGAGCTTCTTGCCCTCCGCGAAGAACTCTGACCGGGCGGCCTTCATGGCGCGGGTCTCAGACCGAGCCATGCCACCCACCTCCACGTTGGTCTGGGCATGACGAAGGCCCGGGAGCGATGCTCACCGGGCCTGTCTGCGGAGACACTTCTCCCCGCTACGTTTGTCACGGTACTTGAAGGCGGTACCTCATGCCACCGCGACACGCTCCCGCGCCTGCACGTCGTCACGGTGGTAGCGCACCCTCTTCCCCCGGCCTTGCCGGCGCCAGCCTTCGCGCTTGGCCCGCTGGTAGACGGCCATCTTGGTGCTGACGCCCAGGACGTTCATGGCGTGCTCGACGGTGATCCACTCGGCCCGCGATCCCCACCGGTGCCAGACGCCCCATCCGACGCGGTCGCCGCAGGCTGAGCAGATGAGGTCTTCGGTGGCGTCGGTGCCGTGCGGGTTGGCGATGTACTCGCCGGGGCAGGTGACGTTCATGCATGCGGACCTGGTGCGGATGGGGCGTGCTCCGCGCTTGGCGAGGTGTCGCATGGTGCCGAGGTGGTCGCGAAGGTCGTCGCACCAGGCGATCGCGAGGAACGGGTCGGGGTGCTCGAGGAAGTGCGCGACGTTCTCGGGCTGGGCGATGGCTCGCAGTCGCGCGGGTGCGAGCTCGGACGACCGGTAGCCGGTCTCGTCGGCGAGGACGTGGACGCAGAACTCGGCCCAGTCAGCGAGGGCTTGCAGGGCTCGGGTGACTTCGTCGTCGTCGAGGATGTCCTGGACTCCGGGCGGAACGCGCGAGCCGGGCTTCGTGGCGTCGACACTGAGGCCGGGTTCGATGTCCAGGCTTGCGACGGTCTCGTAGAGACGGGCGAGTTCGATGAGGTCGAGGCGGGCCTTCGATGCGGCGTCCATCGCGGGTCTCCCTGTGTCGGTCGACCCCACTCCCTGCGTCCGGGAGGGCTAACTATTCTGCCAGGCGTTGCTGAGAATAGCCAACCTCACAGCGGATACTTGAGCTCGATGCCGTCCGGTCGCGAGAGCCAGTACGTGCGGTACTCACGGACGGTGTAGATGGTTGGGATGTCGTGGCTCGGTATTCCAGGGCTCGGCGTCGTACCTGCGAGACTGTATCGCTGCTTCTTCGTCTCGTCGGCTTGGAATATCAGCGGTCCACGAATGCCGATCTGCCAACTGATGCTCCCACCGCTGTCGCGCTGGTCGCCGTACGAGACACTCGCGGGCTGCGCCCCCCATTCAAACAGCGGATCCTCCGACGGGTCCCCCTTCGCCCACTGGGAGATGCTCGCCCAAGCCAGGAACACCAGATATTCAGTCTGCCCGGGATCAAGCACCATGGCTCGGTTGACTCGATTCCCCTCCTGGTCGGTGTAGAAGACGTGCACCTGGACAACAGTCGGCGCCCCGTTGTGTATGCGGACCTTTCCCACGATACCCAGCGCTTCTCCAGCATCCGCGGGCATGGACCATGTCTTGTCAAGTTCGCATCGGTTCCATTCCCATGGACCGTAGGTCGAGCCCGAAGTCGTCACGGGTGGCCAGAGCGGTGTTTCCTGCGGGGTGACGGAGATCGCCGGGAACGCCGCGTCGATGCGGGCTCGCTGCGTCTCCGCGACGAGGACGCGACTGTGCCCTTCCTCGGTGCGTGCGACGTCGAGTGCTTCGTTTGCCGTGTCTAGGCCTCGCGCCGCAGTCTCGGCGGCTTTTCGTGAAGCCTCAGCGCTCTTCCGCGTCTCCCAGGACTGCCAGCCGACGACGCCTGCGGCAACACATGCTGCGACGGCGGCGACGATGTCCACTCCATCAGCCATCCACCGAAGGTAGCCGGGTGGGGATCGGTGCGGGCTTGTCGCGGTGGGTGAACTTCGTGCACCGTGCGATTTCGTCCGCGGTGTCGACCTTCCGCGCTTCGACGGGGCGGACCTCTATCGTGTCCGAACCGTTATCTGTACAGGCGTCACACTTTTGGCGCTCCGCCTTCTCTCAGGTTGTTGGTGCGCAGAATCGGTGCGCACCCCGACATTTGAGGACAGATCGATGAAGACCCGCCTGCTCGCCCCCGCCGCTGCCCTGCTCGTTGCCGCGCTCGCCGTTGCATGTTCACCCAGCACGACCGAACCCCCGGAGCCGGCCGGAACGCGCACCGCCACCGCGGAGACGACTGAGGAAGAGCCTGTGGAGGAGGCTGAGCCGGTCGAGGTGGAAGAGCCGGAGACACCGGCGACCCCGGAGCCGAACGAGCGCGGGAACCTGGTCAAGCAGCTCGGTGAGACCGCGGGACTCACGGACGAGACGACGGGGGAGTGGACGCTCGACTTCAAGGTCACGGAGATCGTCCCGAACTTCCAGTGCACCTTCGAGGGCGCGGAGCCCTCGGCGAACGGGCAGTTCATCGCGCTGCGGTTCGAGGTGAACACGACCGCGAAGTGGGACTCGGCCCTGATGGGTGACTTCTCGATGAACCCGTACGACTTCCAGGCGTTCGACGCGAACAACATGCGGGTGAACGACCCGGTCGGGAACGCGTACATGTGCCTGAACGAGGGTGAGCAGCTGCCGTCGACAATGGGCCCGGCGCAGTCCGCAAACGGGACGATCGTGCTTGACGTGCCCGCGGGTGCGGGTGTCGTGGCGTACCGGCCGATCTACGTGCAGGGCGGCGGCTGGGAGTGGGCCTACGCCGGCTGAGTAGCCTTTGGTTTCCGGAACCCTGCCTGCTCTGTGGGCGTAGAGCGAAAGTGGGTATGAAGTGGCAGACATAGACCGTGAGGGCGCGACCTCCAAGCTCAAGTGGTTCCTTAGCATGGCGGAGCTACGTTTCGTACCTGACTCTCGCAACACCATTGGCTTCTGGCACTACCAGTTGATCAACTCACCCGCCGAGGTGCAGGGGGCAGCGCAGGTGGTTGAGCCCCTGCTCGACGCAATCGTGGCTGGGTGGCGGACGGCCGACTGGGAGGAGCCCCCGAAGCAGCCGCTGTGGCGGCACCGCGAAGCCGCGAATCGCGCGATAGCCTCTCTCGAGTCGCAGGAGGAGATAGTTGCGATCCTCGGCGATGGTGCCCCTCAGATTTCCGTGGGGGGCTTCCACCCGTGGGCGTGGGAGAGCGCCAAGACCCTCTGGGCGAGCGGCCACTTCCGCGAGGCCGTCAACGCAGCCGCGCGCGGTGTCAGCGCTCAGGCGCAGTCGAAGGTTGGTCGCCGGGGACTTTCGGAGTGGAAGCTCCTTCTCAACGCTTTCTCTGTCAGGCCGGCCGAAGCGGGGGAGCCCAGGCTCCGTCTGATGGCTGATGACGGGAGTGACACGTTCAAGTCGCTCCACGACGGAGTGGGGAGTTTCGCGCGGGGCGCGTATCAGGCGATCCGGAACCCGGCAAACCATGACGAGCTTGGGGAGCTGGACGAGACGGAGGCTGTGGAGCAGTTGGCTGCGTTCAGCTTGCTCGCGAGATGGGTCGACGAGGCGACCGTCGAGGTCGTCGAGTCATAGCCCACCGGAGCGGGCCGTGTGGACCCGCCCCGGTGGGCTAATCGGCGGGGCGTGTGGTGCGCCTGTGGCCGATGCTTGGCTTCCACCAGGGCGTGCGCGAGGGAGGCGCCCACCTGGACGCGTACTCGTCCCACTGTTGGACGTTGCGATCAAACTCGACCTGCAGCGCTGCAACCTCCTCGTCGGGCCAGTGCGGGTGGTAGCCGCGAACTCCGGGAGACCAGGGTTCGGTGTGCCACTGACCCGTGATGGCGTGGGGATCCTGGCTGGGTGGCGGAAGTGGGGCGTCATCGGGTGCCTTGATCGCGATGGTCAGCACGGCGGTGCGCAGCATCTGGCTGTAGTACGTCTGCACGACTTGGACCTCCAGCATCGGCTGCCGTCTGGCCCAGGTCTCGAGTTGGCCGGCAGCGGGTTCGCTGACCTGATAGACGTACTTCTTCACCATGCCCCTCAGTCTCCCGGCTCCTCGTCGAGGATGGCGAGCACGTCGCGCGCTACGCCGCGTTCGGCCCCGGCGACGCGCTCACGCACCTTGTCGAGCTTGGCCCGCGCCTCGTCCCGCTCGGCTGTGCGGATGGCGGCGATACCGGCCTGCGTGTCGGCCTCGTTCTCGGCTTCCTGCACGCGCTCGATGAGGTCGATGATCAGTCGCTCGCGTGCTGACGGGTCCTTGATGCCGCGCACCTGACGCCGGGCGCGGTCCAGCAGGGATCGGCGATCAGCCATCACGCACCCCCGAGGATCGCGGCACGCACGGTATCGGCCCGGTGCTGTCGCCAGCGGTCGACGGCGTACTCCTCGATCGTGTCCGTGATGGGCACCCCGCACTCACACTCGCAGCCTTCGTCGCCCGCCAGGAAGCTGCCGTGCTCCTCGGCCACCTTCACGAGCCAGTCCGGGTCGTCGGGGTCGTGAAGGGCGGCGGACACGGCAAGGCGCGTGAAGTCCATCCGCGTCTCCGGTTGGTCCGGGAGGAGCGGGTACAGCCGTGCGTCGGCGCGGGCCAGGGCGGGCGTGGTGGTCATGTCTCCTCCGTGGGTTCGGTGCTGGCGGTGTCGTCCTTGAGGTTCTTCTCGCGGGCGGTGGCGATGGTCTGGCGGATGCGGTGCCGGAAGATCGCGGTGGTGTCGGCTTCGGGCTGTCCGTCGTCGGTCATGGGAGGACTCCCTTGCTGCGCATCTCCTCGCGCCACTCGGCCCAGGTGCGATCTCTCTCGGCGAGCTCTTCGGGCGTGTACCGGACGGGCTCCTCGTGGTGCCAGATCATGTGGCCCTTGATGTCGCACGGGCTCTTGCAGAATGGCATGCAGTAGTGCTGCTGGAACGTCGGCGTCAGGGTGCGCTCGTCGTCTGGGGCCTGGCGCGGAGCGCCGGCTGGTGGGGTGTCGATGGATTCGTGGTCGTTCTCGTGCGCGTTACGAATCGGAAGGTGGTCGCCTGAGGTGGGATGCATCTTCGTTAGTCCGTCCGTCCGTTACGTCCGTGCATATGCGGGTGGCAGATGCTTGGAGCATTGCTCGGAGCATGTGCTGTGGGGAGTGCGGTCATGCTGCGTCTCCTCCCTCGCGCTTGCGTGCCCACCGGGCCCGAGCAGCGGCTTTGGCCTTGTCGCGGCGTGCGGCGTGCTCTTCGGAGGTGGGTTGGAACTCGCCCCACCCGTTGATGTCCCACCCTCCGGAGGTCGGGATCCAGAGGCCGACGGAGACGAGGTCGGTGGCGTTTCGCTTCGTTCCGTGGACGAATGGGAGGCATGCGGCGGGTAGGAAACCGTCGGTTCCGTGCATCCCGGAGTAGGAAAGTCCGCCGATGTAGACCGTGATCGACTGCCACTTCTTGTCCTCGACGAGCATGAGGACCTTCGGGTTCATGGGGAATCCGGTGTCGAGCCGCACCCATGGGAGAGCCACTGTCAGACCTCCTCTTCGGGCTTGATGAAGGCGATCCAGTGGGTCTTCGACGCCCGTCCTGACCGGTGCCCGAAGAGGGGCTTCTCGGGAGTGAGGGCGAGGATCTCGCGGACGGGGATCTGGTCCTCGTTCCACTTGAAGATGAGCACGCCCCCGGGGCGCAGGACCCGGAAGCACTCGGCGAACCCGGCGGCGAGGTCGTCGCGCCAGGTTGGCAGGAGCGCGCCGTACTTGGCTCGGGTCCACGAGGCTTCGCCGACGTTGCTGAGGTGCGGTGGGTCGAACACGACGAGCCGGAACGTGGACGCCTCGAACGGCATGGCGCGGAAGTCCATCTCGAGGTCAGGCCGGATGTGGAGCTCGCGGCCGTCGCACAGGACGTGGTCCTCGGTGCGGATGTCGCCGAACACGGCGCGGGGGTCGGCCTTGTCGAACCAGAACATGCGGGACCCTGAGGCGGGGTCGAGTACCTGCTGGTCCATCTACGCCTCCTCGGATGGTGGGTTGGCGAGCTCGAGGAGCACGTCGGCGTGGCAGGGCTGGTCGAGGGGGCACCAGCACATGAGGTCCTTGCCGGCGAGCTCGGCGCGGATCTCGTCGATGGACGGCGCGAGGCCGAGGTGCACAAGATCGCGGAGGCGGCGTGCGGCTGAGGTGCGCGCGCTTGCGATGTCGGCGTGCGAGGCGATGAACCCCACGCCGTCGCGCTCCAGGTTGAACGGACCGCCCGGGCGCTCCGAGATGATCCGGACGGGGTTGCCCCACTTCGTACCTCGCCCGACGGCGACGGCTCCCTCGGGCTTGCGCCATCCCTTGGTTCGGCGCTGCTGGATGCGCTGCGGCATCACGCCTCCTTCGGCTTGGTGTGGTCGAGGTCGGCCCACTTCGTGAGCTCGGCGGCGAGTGCGCGCGCGGCGTCGGGGGTGAGGAGCACGGTCGCGCCGTCGGTGATGCGACGCGGTTCGTCTCCCTCCGCTCGAGGGCCCGAGGGTCGCGTGAGGAGGTGGAGGCGGAGCCACGGACCAGGCTGGTCGGCCTCGTCGTCGTGGTCATCCGGGCTGTGCCCGGGGACGCACCACGGCGGGATCGCCGACAGGCCGACCGCGGCGGGCCGCTCGACCTCACCGTCGGGGTAGTGGTTCGACCAACCGTCGGCGTAGGTCAGGACGGTGCCGTCGGGGTCGTCGCCCCAGTAGTCGGAGTGGCCGACGCCGGCGATGGGTACCCAGATGCTCATGAGCGATTCCCCTCGTGCGAGCTGATGACGTTGTGGACGGTCGTCTTCGACACCCCGGTCTGGCCCGCGATGGTGCGGAGCGAGAGGCCCTGCGCGTGGAGGGTGAGGATGCGAGCGTCCCGATCGGCGACCGTGGGAGGGACAGTCAGGACGGCGGCTGTCCCGGACGGTGTGGACACCTGGACAGGGGTGTCCGTGGGGGCGTCCAGATGGATGTCCGGTGCGGGGCGGGCGATCATGCGGTCCGCGATCTCGTGGCACCCGAGGAGCGACCCGATCGGGAACAGCGCGGCCAGGATGGCGCCGACGACGCCCTCCCAGCCCTGGGGGCCCATGGCCCATGCATGGGCGGCATTCGCGGCGGAGGACACGAGCGTCCAGAGGGCGACCCACGTCCAGGGGCGGACCGCGGACTCGTGGCGAGCCCGCGCGGCGAGGGCCGAGTACGTGTACACGAGGATCGCGCCGTCGATGAACAGCGGGACGAGGCTGGACAGGTGTCCCGGGACGGCGGCCCAGGGTGCGAGGGCGGACAGTCCCGCGAAGGACAGGACGAACGAGATGGACACGAGGGCGGATGTCGCGAGCATCGCGGCAGTGAGGGCTCCGCGCGTATCCGGGTTCACCCGTGCCGGCTGGTGTGCGCTCATGCGGCCACGTCCTCTCCGGTGATCGCGGTGACGACGGTCGCGACGAGGTCGCGTGCGGCGGGCGGGGTGACGGCGTTGCCGGATAGCTTCACCTGCTCGCGCCGGTTGCCGACCATGACGTAGTCGGCGGGGAACGCCATGGCCTGCTTGATCTCGTCGGGCTCGAGCATGCGGAAGCGGACGTCGTTGATGTCGACCGTGCCGCCGGTCAGGAGGGACTGGTGCCCGGCCGTTGTGACGGTCCGAACTGGTTCGGACGCAGGCGTCGTCATCTCCGCCGCGCCGCCGTTGTTCCGGTGGATCAGCGCGTGCTTCTCGATCGTCGTCACGGTGGTCAGTGCGCGGCCGGTGGGCGACACCTGCCCTCGCCCGTAGTACGGCATCACGAGCCCGTGGTGGTTGCCCGACGCGGTGACGGTCGCGAGCGGGTCTGACGCGGCGCGGGCGGTCGACCCACCGCCGCGGAGTTCGGCGAGGAACGGCGGGAGGGCGAGCCCGGTCTCGTTGCGGGTCGTCATGGTGCGCGTGGCCTCGGCGGCGATGCGCGCTTCCTTCCCCTCGCGGCCCTCGACGGGGACCATGAGCGGGTGGTACGCGAGGCCCTTGGACTCGCGGGTGTGCATCGTCTGCGTCGGGTCTGTGATCGGCCATGCGCGGTAGTACGAGTCGGGGTTGCCGAACCCGGGATGCTTCGGGTCGGCGGCGTCGTAGGGGTTGCCGCCGTTCTCGGCGAGGATCGGGGACCAGTACCGCTCGATCCCGACCTGGATGCGGCGCATCGTCTTCTCGGCGAGCGGCTTGTCGCGGTCGCCGATCCGCGTGCCGGGGTTGGACCAGTCGATGATCGAGCTCGCCGGGAGCCATGCGGGCTCGACGACCTCGTTGCGGCACGCGACGTTCGGGCACCGGTAGAGGTACTGCGAGCGGTACCGGCCCGGCCGGGTCTGCCCGTCGCCCTTCTTCCACCACTGCATGGCGTCGACGACCTCGTCGCAGCGCGGGCAGTACGCGCGTGGGCGCTGCATGCGCTCGAAGTCAGGTGCGCGCTCGCCGGCGCGCCAGAACGCGATGTAGACGCGGTCGCGGGACTGCGGGGCGGGCAGCCCATAGCCCTGGGCGTGCATGGAGTTCATCGACACGATGTGGTGCCGGTAGCCCATGGCGTGCATCGCGCCGAGCCAGGACTGGAAGAGGCCGCCCTTGACGCCCCACTCGGCCGACCAGTCGACGACCTCGACGACGTTCTCGACGAGGACTGCGCGGTAGTGGTGGGTCTCGGCGAAGCGGACGACGTCCCACATAGTCGCGCGGGACCGCTCGGCGGCCTCGTCCGGGAGCACGTCCCCGAAGAGGTCGGGCTGCTTGTGCTGCTTGCGGCCCTTCGCGCGCGAGTGGTTCGTGCACTCCGGGGATGCCCAGAGGATGTCGGTCGTCGGGACGTACTTGGGATCGGTGTTCGAGATGTCGGCCTGGAGGTGGTCGACGTCGGGGTGGTTGGTGTTGTGCGTCTCGATGGCCTTGTCCCAGTGGTTGGCGGCCAGCCGCACGGACACACCAGGGACGGAAACGGCGCCGGTCGAGCTCCCGCCGGCGCCGCAGAACAGGTCCGTCATGGTGAGGTTGTGGGTCATGCAGCACCTGCCTGAGTGAGGTCGCGGCGCCTGGCCGCGGTAACGAGGGGGACGTCGTGGTTCTGCTGCGCGATGCGGGGCAGGATGCGCTCGGCCTCGGTGATGAGCTCGGCCTGTTGGGCGCGGTCTTGCTCGGCGTGCGGGCGGCACAGGCCTCTGCCGATGGACTTCCGCGAGCAGCCCTCGACGATGCACGGGCCGAGGTTGGCTCGGCGGTCACGCTGGGCGACTGCCTTCGCTTCCCGGCAGTGCTCGCACGGCTCCTCACCGAGCGCCTTGTGGCGGCGGTATCCGGCCTCGGTGCCGCACGCGGGTCGGGTTGTGGCCATCTTGTGGTGGGACCAGCAGCGGCCCGCGGTGTGGGTGACGCGGGTGCAGTCGGGCACGGTGCACGGCTTGTACTCGCGCGGCTCGTGGACCGTGGTGACACCGCGGCGACCGGCGCGGCGGTCACGGATCATGGGGAGCCGCTCGTCCTCACCCACGCCGCCCCAGACGCCGTACTCCTGACCGGTGGTGATGGCGTAGTCGAGGCACTCGGCGGCGAAGGGGCACCGACCGCAGATGGCCTTGGCCGCTTCGACGCGTCGCTGGCGCATGAGCCCGCGCTCGCCCTCGGGGTGGAAGAACGCCTCGGGGTCCTCGGTGGTGCAGGCTCCGAGCGCGCGCCAGTCGAGTGGTCGCTCGGTGGTGTCGGGGGCTGGTCGGGTGATGCCCATGGCGTGCTGCCAGGTGCTCATGGCTGCTCTCCCTTCGCGCCCTTGAGCTCGTCGCGGCGGGCGATGATCTGGGCGCGGCGCTCGGGTCCGGAGACGGCGTGCCACGCGCGCAGGGCCTCCATGTCGGTGCACTGCGCGACCTGCTCGGCGGTGGGCTCAATGGGCGTCGGTGCGTTGGCGAGTGGCCGGACGGTGAAGATCGCGGACTTGCCGCGCGAGATGATCAGCGGGACGTCGCGGGGCTTGTCGATGCCGCTCATGTGCGAGATGCGCACGCCGCCGACGGCCTGTCCTCCGAAGCGGACGGTCTCGTCGCAGTAGAGGGTGAGGCTCTTGCCGGCGTAGGTGGATGCGTCCTTGCCCCAGACGGCGACGAGGACGCGGCGCATGCTCTTGCCCGGTCGCCAGGGTCGAGGGAACTCGCGGAGGTGGATCTGCACTGGCTGCTCGGCGTTGCCCTTGCTGACTCCCTCGATGGAGAACGTGCGGGCGCCGGAGAGCAGATCCACGGCGTCGAGCTGGTCGCTATTCGGGGCAATCGTGTCGCTGATGTCCACGGTCAGACCTCCATGTCGTCGTAGGCGTCGTCGCCGTACCAGGCGGGCGGGGTGACGTCGGACATGCCGACGTACCCGGGCCATTCGCCGGTCTCGGTGCAGTGGATGTAGGTGGTGATGGCCTCGCGCACGCGCTCGGTCGCGATGAGCCGGAAGGTGGCGTCGAGCCGCACGACCGAGACGTGGTGCGGAGGTTCGGTCTCGACGAGCACCTGGTGGAAGGTCTCGACGGGGTGGCCGAGTGCGGCGAGGCCGGCGAGGTAGTGGATGGCCTGCTCGCCGTACCCGTAGGACGCTGCGGTGCTGCCGAAGCGTCTGGGGTCGGCATCGCGGCAGGTCTTGAGGTCGGTGGCGCCGTCGGTGCGGAGCCAGTCGATGCGGCCCCGACAGCGGGCGCCTGTGGTCGGGTCGTCCCAGATGAGCGACACCTCTGGCTGCCCGTCGGACAGGAGCCGGTGCGCCTCCGTGTGCTTCTCGACGGCGGACGCCATGCCGTCGACGCGGACCATCCACTCGGGGGAGACCGGGGCAAGGCCTTGCGCGCGCTGCTCGTGCGCCCATGCCTCGGTCGCGGCCTTGGTGGAGATGTTGCCGGAGGGGGTGAGGTGTTCGTCGGGGTAGACGACGACGCCGAGACCTGTGCCCAGGATCTTCGCGTGGGCCGCGTGGCCGAGGTCGTAGGCGCGACGCTCTTCGCGGTGTTCGAGCATCCACTGGTAGTGCGCGGGGCTCTTGAGCAGGGCCTTGATGCCAGTGGACGAGAGGCCAGGGAGCGCGTGGTACTCGGCCTCGGGGATGTCGTAGTAGAACCCGGGCGCGAGGTCGGTGGTGGTGGTCATCGGCCCTCTCGCTTCCGTCGCTTGGTGACGCGGTCGGTTGCCCAGGCGGTGGCGACGAGGAAGCCGACGGCGAGGAGCGTGATGAGGGTGTCGGGGTCGAACGCGTAGTGCGCTGCGGGGGTCATGGCTGCCTCCTCTCGTCGAATTGGCGGATGATGGCGTCGCGGCGGTCGACGGCGTCGGCCCAGATGCCGTGCGCGTCGAACCACTCGGGGCTGTCGAAGGTCTCGACGCGGCGGAGGGCTTCGGATGCGGCGAGCACCTCGTCGTCGGCGCGCGCGAGGTCGGTGCGCAGGTCGCCCTCGGTCACGGCGGTCATGGCCGGACCGCCAGTGCGGAACGGCCTGCCTCGGTCACGTAGACCTCGGAGACCTTGAACACGCTCGACATGCGGTGGTTGATGAGGCCCTCAGCTCGGAGCCACTTCAGACTCCGGGCGTCAAGGCCGCGGAACCCGTTCGGTGCCGTGAAGTAGGGCTCTCCGCGCCCGAGCGGCCAGCGCAGAACCACGCCGCCGGCATCCACTCCCTTGAGTGCGGCGAGGCGCTTCTCGGTCAGCTTCGTCACTGGTTCCTCCTGCTGTGTGCTTCGTGGGCCGCCGCCATGCGTGCGTAGCGGTCGGCGGTGGATTCGGCGGAGAGCGCCCAGACGCGGTGCCCGGAACCCTTGGCGCGCAGTTCGGCGGCCCGCGTGCGGTACTCGGTCTCGACTCGCCGGTAGTCGCGTGCTGCGGCTGCGTGCTCGTCCGCGCTGAGGTCGGTCGCAGGGACGGGTGTCGCCTGCCCGGGTGCGCTACGCGGTGGCCGGTCCAGGTACTCGTCCGGCGACGGGGCTTCGTAGGGCCATGTGCCTCGGCGTGTCATGAGACGGATGCCCGGTCCGCGTGGAAGCGAATCCGCTTACCGCGTCGGGTGCTCACGTGATCGCCGCCCGGTTCTCGTCCACCGCCTCGATGAGCGCGGAGAGCGTCGCCTCCTCGTTCATGTCAGGAACGGCGTCGACAAACTCGATGGCGGCCCGGGCGATCACCTCGGACGCGTGCGCTCGGTCGGCCGCCTGCTCGATGTCGTCCGACAGCCCGTGCGCCGCGTAGTGCACGGCACCCGGGGGCAGGCCGAGCGACTCGAGCCCGAGCGCCATCGCGTCTCGCGCGTTCTTCACGGACCGACCGCGAGCCAGAGCAGCGACGCCCGCCGTGGACGACGACGGGCGTGCGGACGACACGAACCCCGGGCGGCGGACGGCTGCACCCGGAACCACGTCGAGGACCGGACCGACAACCGGGGTCTCGACCGGCACGTCCGCCGGATCGACTGGGGGAGGGCCGCCGAAGAAGTCACGTGACGGCGGGCGCCAGCCCTCGGCGGACGCCAGCGGCGGACGGGAAGGGACCGCATCAGTCACCGAACCCACCCCCGGCCGGCACGAGGAGGATCGGGTTCGCGCGGGAGATGGTGAACGAGTCCGGGTACGTCGCCCCGTCCGTCGTGCGCCATGTGTGACCGCCCGAGGACTGCGGCGTGCCGATCTTCATCGCGAGCACACGGCGACCGAAGTCCGTCGAGCACTGCACCGGCGCGTACAGGGGCAGGGCATCGAGCTCGGCACGAGACAGGACGTGCGGCGTGGTCGTAGTGGCCATCACGCCACCTCCCGCAGGAACGCCTCAGCCTCGGCGGCGACCGACGATCCGGACACGCCAACCGCGTCCGCCAGCGCCATCAGGTCGTCCGACTCGCGCGACACGAAGCCCTCGAGCACCGCCAAAGCGACCTCGGCCTCGCCCTTGTCCAGCTCGATCCACGCAATCGCCATCGCATCCGACTCGTCGGCGCACGCCGCGCCTGCCTCGAAGCCCAGGCGGCGGCGCGACTCGCGGTCACGACGGATGAACTCGCCCACCGACTCAGCGGAGAACGGGTGGCCACGGAACGCCGCGTCGAGGACAGCGGCGCGGTAGTACGACAGCCGCTCGTGCAGGCGGCGGAGGATGGTCTTCATCGAACGGTCCTCTCGGTCTTGCCGCGCTTGACCCACGCGAGGAGGTCGTCGGCGAGGATGCTGGGCTTGGAGATCTGGCGACCGTCGATCTCCGGGTAGTGCGCGGGGAGGTCGCCGGAGCGGACCGCGCGCTGGATCACGTCACGGGAGTAGCCGGAAGCGGCTGCGGCGCCGTCGTAGTCGAACGACACGGGCGCGATGGTCGGGGTGCTCATGGCTCCTCCGGTGGGATCGGGGCGGCGAGGTAGCGGACCTCGGCGGGCCGGGTGCGGTTGCGGGAGCGGTGGTTGCCGTTGCCGCGGTACTGGCCCGTGCCGACGAGGACGCCCTGCCGGACGAGCGCGCAGATGGCGGCGCCGATGCGGTGGGGGTCGACGTCGCGGTCGAGGTGGGTGCGGACGTCGGCGATGTGCACGAGTCCGTCGTTCGCGGCGGCGGTGGCTTCGATCGCTGCGTGGATCGCGGCACGGTCGTCGCGTGCGGAGGGTCGCCAGTCGACGGCGACCGAGTCGAGGACGTCGGCGGTCATGCCGCGACTCGGGTTCCGTATGTGCGGTCCGGGGTGACGACGAACTCGAACCACTCACCGAGGAGGAAGGCGACGGCCTCTTCCTTGTGCTCGTGCTTCGGCGCGAACGACCCCTGGATCGTGCGCAGGTGACGGAGTGCGAGCTTGGGGTCGACGCCCTCCTTCGGCATCATCTGCGTCTCCGCCGGGAGCCCGGAGAAGAACCAGCGCTGCTGCAAGGCGCGCCAGTCGGGGTCCGGCTTCACGCTGCCGTAGGCGGGCATGAGGTGGTGGACGCGGGCTCCGAACGCCATCTCGAGGTTCGTCACCTCGACGGGCTGGTAGGGAGGGGTGAGTGCCATGGGACACTTCCTTTCGTTGGTGGCCCTCGCTCTGTCCTTCCCGGGTTGGCGGGGCCGCTGTCATGCGGTCGGTGATGCACATGGCTCCACGCCGGGACCTACCGGCGGGCCATGCATCCACGCGCGAGTTCCGTTCCCTGGCGGGGCCTGGTGCGTCCACACCTGCTCCCTCTCGCCGTGCTTCCCGGGCCACGTAGGACGGTGGTTGGCCCGGGGTATCTGCACTCAGCGCGCTGTGTTCGGTTGTCAAAGGGCGATGCGGTCAGGCGTGGGCGAGCGCCCGAGCCTGCGGCTTGCGGACGTTTTGTCCGCGGACTGCGGATGCTGAGGCCACGAAGAGGATCTCCGTGGGGACCGACAGTGCCTCCGCGATGCGTGTTGCGAGTTCGGGGGTGCAGGTCTTCTTCCGCCCCTTGACGAGGTGGGAGATGAAGGACTTCGAGCACCCCGAGTAGCGGGCGAGCCGCTCGTAGCTGAAGCCGCGCTGATCGATCAGTGCCTTCAGCGTGTCGGCTGACGTGAGGGTCATCCACGTTCCCTTCGGCCATCGGGTTCTCACTGTGCTCTGCATCCTTCCTTGGTAGACGGCTAGGTGTCAACCACCTGCGGATGATTCTTACGCAGTCGGTAGACGGCTGTCAAGCGTCAGCGGATGCCAAGTTCCCGCATCCTGCGGCTATGCGGCAGGATTGCGCGGAGTAGTTGGTAGACGGCAAGGCGCCAAGTCGGCGCGTTGCCAGGTAGACGGCATGGTGGACGGGCCTGTGGACCGGGTGCGCCCCCTGGGGAAGGGTTGACGGCATGAGCCACCTGTGGGACCTGATCCAGGCGCACCTCGACGAGTACGGCGTTCGAGACGCCGCGTTCGCGCGCCGCATGGGCACGTCCGCACAGACGCTCAACTCGTGGAAGAACCGTGGCCTGAAGCGCCTGCCCGAGCGCGAACTCCTCGAGGCAGTCGCCCGCGAGACACGCGTCCCTTACGAGGATGTGCTCGACGCCGTGCTGATCGACATCAACTACAAGGACGAGGAGGTGGGGCACCGTGGAGACGCCGCCCCCATGTACCAAGCGGGGGATGGCCCCGCGCCTGAGAGTGCAGAGTTGACAGAGCGTGTCGACCAGGCCACACACCCCGACGATCTTGACCTGGCTGCAAAGGCCAAGCCCGAGGGCGGCTCCCGGTACGAGCGCGACCGGCACGCCATGAGAGGTGTCGGCGAGGAGCCGCAGGACCCCGACGACTACAAGCCCGCATGAGCCCACGTGCGGCGCTGCGCAGCCTCAAGGGTGGCGCGGTCTTCGAGTGGGTCTCGGAAGAGGCTCGCCTGGAGGCTGATGCGCTGCTGGATGCTGACCCGCTGGCACGATCCGAGTTCGTGCCGCTCCTGAGGCGCGTGGGAACGGGGGCGCTTCGCTCGCGAGACTACGGCCAGATGGTGATGGTCGCCGGCGAGCCATACCTGTTCGAGCTTCGGCTTCGCACGACCTCGCCGCAACTGCGCCTCTACTTCTACGAGGAGTCGCGTGACGACGGCCTGCACGTAGTCGGTCTGATGCTGGCGCCCAAGCCCAGCGGCAGCCTGGCGGAGCAGCGGGAGCGCCAGAACGACGACGCGAGGCGCGCCTACGGGCGACGCCGATCCACCTAGAGAACACCCAGGATATGGGGTTATCCTCATGAGCATGAGCGTAGAAGAGTTCCTCGGGATCAACCCAGATGACCATCGCGCTCTCCTGCATGTGGAGCAGGAGGAAGGTGCCGCGCAGTTGATCGAAGAGCTGCGCAACCTCCGGATCCAGCTCAAGATCCCTCAGCGCACAGTGGCGGCCCGGATGGGGCGCCACCAGTCCGTGGTGTCCAACATTGAGCGCCTGGGGTCCGACCCTCGTTGGTCTAGCCTGCGCCGGTACGCCACTGCACTTGGCGCCGTCATTGAGTACGACGTGCGATGCGATGCGATCGACTCCAAGCTCGCGCCGCTCCTGGGTGAAGTTGGTCAGGATGAGGGCGACGTGGCCCAGGACGCGATCGAGAGGGCGTGGGTAGCTCGATGACTCCTCACCTTGAGTGGGACTCGTTCGTCCCGCTTCGCGCCAGTGCTCGATGGATCGAGAAGGCCGAGCCAGATGAGTGGGAGACGCGCGCCTGGGTCAACGCCAACAAGGATGGCTCCGATCGCCGCGTCTTCGTGTCTGGGCGCTTGCGATTTTCGGAGTCGAAGCACGAGACAACCGTGCAGTTAGCCGTGGTCAGCGACACCCTGGGTGAGGAGTGGGGCGAGGAGGTGAGCGAGGAGGCTCTGCGTGACCTGGAGGTCCGCGTGCAGCCGATCCTGTACAGCCGGGCTCGGGCGTCGTCGATTGCCGCCGCTGCGCTACTTGAGGTCGGAATCTCCCCCCCTCACTTCGAGTCGGCGGCATTCGTGAAGGCGAACTAGCGTTCGAACGCTTGTTCGACTGGCGCGTACCACGAGCCGCCCACTATGGTCCCGAACCATGTACCACCCGTGGCGGACGTTGAGGTCGTTGCATCACGTGACGCTGCTGTGGACCCCCATGCACCGACGCCTCGGCGCGAGCAACGGGCGCGACACGATCCACCTCGACCCGCGCCAGTACCAGGTCGAGCGGCGATGCACCCTCGCGCACGAGCTCGTTCACCTCGAGATGGGGCACGAAGCAGAGTGCGCGCCGGCCGAAGAGGCGCGCGTCAACGCCGAGACCGCGCGACGTCTCGTCACTGTCGAGCGGCTCATCGACGCCTGGCGATGGTCGATGAGCCTTGAAGAGGTCGCTGACGAGTGCTGGGTGACTGTCGATGTGCTACGCGACCGGCTCGACAACCTCAGCCCCGACGAGGCGCAACGGCTCGCGGACGCCATCCTGGCGCGTGAGGACGGCGCGTAGCACGGTCTAGCATCGGCGGCATGAGCCAGCCGAGCCCGCAACGACGCCCCCGGAACAACGCAGAAGCCTGGATCCAGGCGGCGCAACGTGCGCGAAGGCGCTCGCGCGAGGAGGCCGCCCAGCGCAAGCAGGGCTCGTCCGCAGGCCCCGTTGCCCTTCGCTCGGCGGGGATCCTCGCGTGGGGCCTGGTCCTGCTCGTCGCCGGGGGCTTCTTCTACGCGAACGGCTACCGGCTCTCCTTGGAGAACGCGCTGAGCCAGTCGGCGTACTCGAGCGACGGATCCACCGCGATGCTCCTCGGCTCGATCGCATCGGTCGTGGGGACGATCCTGAGCATCGTCGGCGTGTACCGGCTGGCGAGGAACGTCGACATGCTTGCGGCGAGCTCGCGCGGATCCGACTAGACCGCCGTCAATCCCAGCCGCCCTGCAACGCCGTCCAGTGCGGCTCGCGTGCGCGTCTTGTCGGTGTGCAGGTACGCCTTGGTGCTGAGGATGCTCGCGTGCCCGAGGATCGCCGTGATCGTGGCGTCGTCGACATTGCCCACGCGCAGCAGTGTGGCGGCGGTGTGGCGGGCCTCGTAGAGGTCCGGGCGGCGCCCGATGATCTCCGGCCCGGTCTCGCGCGGGGACGGCTCGGTCACGGCGACCTGAGCGGAGTCGGTGATCTCGTACCAGGCGGCTCGGTCGTCAGGATCGCGACGGGGCCGGCCATCGGCTTGCGGCCAGACGATGCCGTGACGGTTGGCGGGTGCGATCTCTCGCCAGGCGCGCAGCGAGGAAACCATCCAGGGCACGAGCGGGATGACGCGCCAACCGGACTTGGTCTTGGGGCGCACGAGGTGGAGCGCGCCGTCGACCTGACGCGCCTCGAACCCGCGGGGGATGCGGAAGCCGGACGATCGGTCGCGCGCCACCTGGTACGGCAAGGGCTTGAGCTGCCACGCGAGCGTGAGCGTCGGCTCCTCGCTGTCCAGGTCCACCATGTCCCACGTGAGGCCGAGCGTCTCGGCGGGTCGCATGCCCTGGAGCATGGCGGCAGCCCAGCGCGACGCGTCGGGACGGCGTGATGCCACTTCGAGGATCGCGAGCGCGTCCGCGAGGGGGAGGGCGTCGCGGTCGTTCGTCCCGACGCTGGGCGCGGCGACCATGCGTGCGCGCTCCGGGACGTTGTAGCCCTCCTCGACGGCTGCGGTGAGCATGGAGGACAGGGCCGCGTGGTAGCGCGCCTGCGACGACTGAGCGAGCCCCTTCGCTTCCATGGCGCGGTGGAAGGTGCGCACGTCGGCCGGGGTGAGCTGGTCCAGGCGACGGTGCCCGATCGAGGGGACGATGAGCCGGACTGCGGAACGGTTCGCGTTCCACGTCGTGGGCCGCAGCGTCTTGGAGGTGTTCTCGAGCCAGACGTCGGACCAGCGCTTGACGGTCGGGCGGCCACCGACTGCGGGCGCCTCGGCCTCCTCGGCGGCCCGGAGTGCAGCGAGGAGTTTCTGGCGCGCGCCGCGCTCGGTGGCGGCGGTGACCTTCCGTCGCCGGCGGGCACCGGTGGCGGTGAATCCGGCTTCGTAGGTGCCGACCCACCGGCTCTTCGAGGCGTCGAAGTAGACGCTGCCTGTCCCGTGCGCTCGTCGTGCCATGGGTGCCACCTTAGGGGAGCCAAGCGGGGAGCCATAGTTGGCGGCTGCATAATGCCGCGTACTGTGCAAACCCCCAGGTCAGAGGCGTTCTGCCCTGCTTCCAGCATATCAACCGATTCACTCGTAATGAATAGGTCAAGGGTTCGATTCCCTTAGGCGGCTCGGTGACGAAGGCCCGGAACCCACGGTTCCGGGCCTTCGTCGTGCTCAGGGGCGGCAGGGAAGGTGCGACACTCGAGCACCGACGCGTGGCGGCCGGACGGCGCACGGGCCGCACGATGCACGTCGGCCGCACGACCCGACCCCGAGGAGCGAGACGTCCCGCAGCGTCGCAGTCACCCTGATGGTCCTCGGCCTCGTGCTGGTGGTCGCCGGGCTCGTCACCGGTTACACCGTCGGCGTCATCTCCGACGACCCGCTGGCGGAAGACGGCGTGCCGCGCGTGCACGTGACCCTTCTCCTGGGTTGTGCGGCCACGACGGCGGCCGTCGGAGGGATCATCGCCGTGCTCGGGCTCCTCGGGCTCTTCGCCAGGCCGGTCCCGCACGCCGAGGTCCGTGCGCAGCCGCGAGACCCGGACCGCAGGACAGTGGCCTGA